GGTCCATGTCCTTCTCCCAACTAACTAGGGATAAGGTACGCCTGACTTGCAAACCATCCCGTCGCCCACAAGGGCATGACGGTGTGGCCGGCGCGTGGATTTTTACTCCCCAACCTTTTTCTTCCCTTTTTCCGTATCCAAACATAGGTAGATCACCAAAATAATGGTAATCTTTTTCACGCCTATGCCAGGCTCCGGAATCTCGACAAAGACGCACGCCAAAAATTCGGTGCACGTCAACCTGATAGTCAATATAACCTATTAGGCTGTCATCGGAAGTAGGAGGGTTTTTCGCAATGAACCAATCACAATTAATCAAAGGAGGGCCAAAAAACTGTACTCGCTTAGGTGTATATCTCATGATAAGCTTCGTAAAATTTCTTGGGGTAGCACCAAAAAAGTTCCAAAACTTTAACCACATTTCGTTATGAAAAGCAACTAAATGCGGCCAAGTCTCGGGATGCTTCCTGAGGAAAACAGGGCGGACAGGATGTCCACCGTAGTAGTCCTCACCGCAAGACTCCCGGAAATATCCGGTCGAAAAGCTTTTCTCCTTGTTCACGCTAAAACCTAGTGTATTGAGGAGCTGCACAACATCGCTTACAAGGTTAACTGGCATTACTAAATCATCTCCAAATACCGACACATACGGTTTGTAGTCATCCCAAGAAAGTCCTTTAGCTTTCACAACTGCGTAAATCGCAGCCGCAAAGATAAGGGTCATAATAGGAAATGTGAAACCGTTCCCCATTGATGATAACTTACTATAGGTGACTTCTTCTCCAGTAGCATCGATCGTTCCTGACCAACATCTAAGTTGGCGCAGGATCCTTCTCCATTGTTTAGGGAAAAGGATGAGAAAAAGAAGATGAATAGAATCACTCGCCTTAGATAGGTCAAGTGTTGCCAATATACCCACGTAACTCCCCAAACGGGCCAGCCTCTGATTCCGTGTTTGATCACGTATATCGAAACCGGCCTTCTTTAAGAGAAACCGTAGAATTCGCATTAAGCCCAACTGGAGAAACAAATTGCCAGAAGGCTCAATGGCGATGGTCCTAGCGGAGTCTGCCTTTTTGGGTACGAATGTTATGCAATTGCCACTTACTAGACGAATCGACTTGTTCCAGAAATCTTTCCGAATATTCTTCGGCAGTGTTCTCAGAAACTCCTGAGGAGTAATGTCTTTCCCCGGCGTAAATTCATCCAGCAAAGCCTTTCGATTCAATGCGCGCGCAAGTAAAGCGCGCAGAAACAATGAATCGGACAGTATTGCTCGTCTTAACAATCCAAGGGCCTTCTTCGTACAGGTCATGTTAGCGAATTTGAAATACGCTTCTACACGTCCTTGGTACAATACATTGGCGCCCGGACCATGGCACGATCGCTTTGCGACATCATCAAAATTTATCTCCTTCCCAAGGACATCCCAGATAAATCTCTTCATCAAGAAGAGTCTAGGACGTACCCAAGGGTCAGAAAAAAGCCCTTTGATGTCGAAAGATTTCATCTCCTGCTCGCGCTGAATAAATTCAGACGCGGCAGAAGCGGTCAGTTCCGTACTAAGTCTCCCATCTGGGGTGTATTTCTCACCCAACCTCAGAAGTGACAAGCTCCTGAATAATGAGAGCGACTCGGAGTCTGGGCCGGTGCAAGACGCTAGGGCAGCTGTCTCACAGCTTATGGTTTTTAACGAGCCATCCTCGTGTTGTATGTTAAACACCTTTAACAAATCCTTAAACTCCGGATTAAACCTGGAGAAGTCCTTTTCGAGCGCACGAATACACTCCCATATAAAATTAATTGGGAGCTTCGGCTTCTCTTGAAGAAGCTTGGTTAAGGATTTACCCCGTCGCTTTTTTCCACCTGAGTTCTGCATAGAACCTCCGTCGCAAACTTGTTGGAGCGCTGTAGCTCGTATTTTCTAGCCGCAGCATCTCCTTTAAACAAACCCAAAAGAATAAACCGTAGGTAGCTAAACAGATATTTCAAAGCTAGCCTACGCAATTGGGCGCCCATTAAAGCCTACATTCATCCGCCATCTGGCAGATGTTGTGGGCAATACCATCGGTCATCTCAGTTGTATCGAGATTCATCGCGATGGCTATTAATGTGGCTACAAAGTTGTTGACGTCAGCGGACTCGATTCCCACCGGGATACTAAAATTTATTTTTCCCGTCATCGGCACACGTATGGTTTCGCCCTTAAGATTTGTAGTTTCCTTAAAGCGCGAATAATTCCATCCCGTTCGGCGTGTTCCAGCTGAAGAGCCGGATACCTTAGGGTATGTGCGATACATGGTGAGTTTCTCAGGCAACACAAATTCTGCAACACTAAATTCAGGAACCCAAATAGCCTTTTCAGGCTCGGCTTCAATGGCGAGGAAAGTTCTATCAACCTCGGCCTCTGCATCTATGTCGTAGAATTGTGCTCTTACATTTGTCTCGTCGAAAATTGTCATGTTAGTTACTCCTTTGCTTAATTTTTTGGTGAAGGATTTTACCAAGCGTTAGATTGTGGAAGAATTAGGTCGGGTCTAGTGGTTAGGCTAAGAGAGCTAAACACAGGATGAGAACTCCTCACGGAGCGCCATCTAGTCCCCACAAGTGCGAACAAATTCGCGACTTGCTCAAAACCTAAATTCGCAGTAAGATTAAACTCAGGCACCGGCGATTGGAACGTATGTCCGCGATCATATATAGCCCATCTGCGCAACCTCTTTTGGGGAGTACCAATAACCCAAATTTGGCCGCCGGGGGTAATAGTATCGCACCGTTCTAGCGTCTCTGTCACTTCTAAATCATGGGTGAGAGAGATACTAGCGCCCATATAGCTCCAACCAACCCTAGGGTTGAGAAGGGCCACATTATTGTCAATGTTGAGGAAATAGTCAAGAACCCATGACATCCTTGTCAATTCCCAAGCGGTGGATGGAAGAGAGAGAACTCCTAAAGGGTCGATGACCCCCCCGTTAAGAACCCAGCGCTGAGAAGCGCGGGCCGTTACGGCATACGCAACAACACGTTCCCAGGTATTTGAAACACTATTAACTGATAACGTATTTGCGTTTGTAGGGTGTTCCACGTATGACTCAGTATATAAAGTCTTTCCGCGGAAGATTTCTTCTCTGTAATTCAACGACTGATTAAGATCCACTAGAGATTTTAAGAACTTTCTGAAATCTCTAATCATAGCGGACCAGCCAAAATTATATTCTAGCCAGCCACTACTACCCGTTGCAACGAGCTTTTTTATGCTCATGCCACGAATAACCTTAAACAAATCATCAATTACGTCTTTCTTCCAAACTATATTAATCAGGTTGCTTATACGGCGTAGAGTAGTATTAAACATATACAAACTTTCTCTAGCCTCGCCAATGCTCGTCGACAAAGAAAAACTGTCAACGTGCTTAATGGCTTCCAAGCCAGCTAAATTTACATGTTCGCCATACAGCTCGAACACGAAATCGCTTAGGTCAGTGGCGTCAACACTACCTTCATGGTAAGTGTCGCCAAAGATCCCACCTGAATAATATATATTGCCATGAAAAGGTTGCCATTCCTCATGAAACAAAGGATGATAGCAATCCTTACGAAAAAGAGATCCGTCCGCGTTTTTTCTCCATTCTGGATCGTCCCATATCTGGGCCGATGAATTCAGAATTTCGCGTTCGAATGTGTCCGTTCTTAAAGTGGACCCGTCATTCTTATCTTTCCACACCAGATTGTATGTAAGGTGCGAAGAGCTAAGACGACCTCTCTTTCTTGGCAAGTAAACCGCAAGCTTTGGGTACGGAAACGAGGAATCGTGATCCATATTTCACCTCCTATTTTAGCGAGGCGAAATACCCAATATTGAATCGCTCGCACAACAGTGACAGTGGTTCAATTACCGGCGGGAATCGAACCCGCGTCCGCAAGATTCGAGCACAAACGTCTACAAGCGTAGTGGACTTTTAAATTTCGCGCGCAGCAACCCAAGCCCACACGGGTATAACTACGGGCTAGCCGATGGATCTTGGC